ACCAGGTTCGCCGGCGGCGCCGGCGGCGGGGGCGGCGGCGCCGGGGCCAGCGTTGGCTTCGTTCCAGTGGCGCAGGAAGTCAGCGCCAAGATCGAGATCGCGCAGAGCAGGGTTCGCAGCGCCCACCTTCTCCAGGCTGACGCTGAGCTGCTCGGCGAACTTGCGGATGGCTTCACGGTCATCTTCTCGGCCCTGTGAAATGGCGTTCAATCGCCCGATGGCAGCGTCGATGGCCGCAGCCTGCTCGGTGGTGTTCTTACGCTGCTGGTCGGCGATCTGCGCCCACTGCTTGGCGTCGGCGCGCAGCTGCGCGTTCTCCTCCAGTGCCTGGGCGCCGGCGGTCCACTTCCAGGCGACGAAGCCGCCGACGCCGAGACCCAGGAGCAGCGCGGCGACCAGGGCATAGCCGAACACCGGCAGCCGGCCGGTGGTCTTCACCGCGGCGAGGTCTTCCAGCTTCAGCTGCATACCGCAGTCCCCGGCCAGCCGGCCGCGATATAGGCCGGTTCCAGTACCAGGAGAATCCGGCGCGGATAGTCGATGTTCTGCTGATGGTTGGACACGCTCCGGGTTCGGAAGCGCTCAACGCTGCGCCAGTCGTTCGGGTCGGCCTTGTTGGCCACCGCGAGGCCGCGGTCGCGCAGCAGCCATTGCTCGCCTCCGTTGTAGCCGCGTAGCGCGAAGTTCCAGCGCGTGCATTCGCTCATGCGTGTCCAGCCGAGGGGCTGGACGCGGTCGAGGAGCCACTTGTCGTAGATCGCGGCAGCGAGGATGGCCTGCTGCGCGTCCCAGGGATCGAACTGCCCGAGCTTGTCGGGGAACAGCTCGGCGATCCACTTGGCAGTTGCCGGCATGAACTGTGCCACGCCCTGGGCGCCCACCGGCGAGGTGGCTTTCGGGCGCCAGCCACTCTCCTGGTGCAGCTGCGCAGCCAGGCGCGCCGGCGAGGCGTTGACGCCCCACACGTCGGCGACAGCCTGTTCGACGCGATGGCGATACAACGCGCTGGCCTCCGGGATGGCGACGCGCGACTGCGCCTGCGCCGGCGATGCGGCCAGGGCGAGAACCAGCAGCGCCGCCAGCACGACGCCGGCTGCCAGGATCAGGCGCAAGCCAATGGATTCCAGCCGGCGCTTCATCCGATCAGGCCCGCGCCGATGATGCTCGCCGCGATCAGCGTCGCGCGCCGCGTCTGCGACATCGTCTTCTCGATGCCGTCGAGGTAGCGCGGATCACTGCCGCGGAAGAAGGCCAGGTCGAAGCCGTAGCCCAGCGACGCGGCGCCGGCGACCTTCGACATGAACCACAGATAGGCGCCCAGCTTCGCCGGGTTGATCAGCAGCACCAGGCCAAGCAGCGCCAGCGAGATCGCCAGCCACAGCCAGACGAACCCGATGGAGTCGAACACGCCAGCGATCACGCCGGCCTGCCGCTTGAGTCGGTCGATCAGTTTCTCTTCCACGCGCACTTCTCCCGAAAAGAGGCCGGCGGCGGCCAGGGGAAGTAGCCGCCGCCGGCAGGAATGCGGGGAGTGGGTTTCGTTGGCCCCGGCTCCAGGCTTCAGAGCCTGGTTGTTCCCCGCGTGCCCACGATGCGCGCGCGCGGACCTGGGGCGGCCCTGACGAATGTCCGGAAAGAAGAAGCCTCGCCGGAGCGGGGCCTATTCGGGGAAGAGTGGCGGCTGGATTTTCCGAATGTGCAGCGCGTACTGCTGCCGACAGATGCGCCAGACATGACGCTCAGTGAGGCGGAACTCCGCGGCCAACGCGGCGATATTGCCACGATGCGCACGGCGATAGATCTCGGCATCACGCACGGCGACCAGCAGGGTATCACCGCGCGGCAGGTACCAGTCGCGCCCTCCTCCGTAGTCGGCCAGCGCCAGCACGCCGGCGCGAGCCAGCTTGAACGCTTCGTCTTCGTCATAGCCCAAGCGCTGGAATGCCGCCTCCTGCACCTCGATGGCCGAGACCAGGTCACGTGGCCAACGCTCCTTGGGCAAGCAATCCAGGTCTGCGTCGGAAAGCGTGACGGCGCCCTGACCAAGCGCAAGCTCAGACTGGGTCATGGCTTCTCTCCATACTTCGCACGCGCTTTGGCACGCTCTTCCTCGGCCTGCTCTGGCGTGAACACACCATAGCCCTCCTGCTGCCTGATCCAGGCAAGCTGGCGCTGTAGCGGCGTCTCCTTCGGCTGCTCGGGCGCGGTCGTGTCCAGGTGGCGGCCGGCGCGCGCGCTCTCTTCGCGCTGGCGCTCCGTAGCCGCATCGGCCTTGTCGGCCAGGCCGAAGACGACGGCGCGCAGGTAGTTGTGGTTCTCCAGCGGCAGGGTCAGCGAGGCGCGCTGTGCAAGCATCTGCTCGATGCCTGTGGCCCACATCGCCGGCGACGCAGGTCGGCGCACGCCGTTGCGCTCATCGCGGCAGACGGTCCCAGCGCCGACCAGGATCGCCAGTTCCTGCACCAGCTTCACCGCACGCGGCAGACGAAGGGCGGTTTTCACTGGCTTGAACAGGCCCAGGTAGGCGATCACGGCCCGCCCCAGCTCCGGCTGCATGTCGGCCAGTTGGGCGGCCAGGCGTTTGCCATCGTCCTCGGCGAAGAAGGCCGACAGGTGCGCCTGCGCGCCGCAGTCGGGGCAAGTTGCGCGCATCAGAGAGGCTTCCTCACGTCCAGCACGTTGGGAGAGGGCTTCTCCTTTAGCCTGCGCACCTGACTGGCCAGCCGTTTGCGCTCTTTTTCCAGCGCTTCGATCTGCGCTCGCTTCTCCTTCACCAGGCTGGCCACGTGTCGATAGTCCTGCCAGCCGCGCCTGATCGCTCGGGCGCCGTCCAAGAGGTAGCGGAAGGGATCGAGTGTCGCCCCACAGTCCTGGCAGACAACAGCCCTGTCGTGCTCTACCAGCGTGATGCGGCCGTGATCGCAGTGGCTCCAAGGGCGCTGCGCTTCATCTACCGGACACTCGGGTAGCTCCTTTGACGGGAATGCCTGAATGACCTTGTCCTCGCTCATACTTTCGGCCCTCCCAGCAACCGGGTGGCGCGCCCCTCGATGGCCAGCGGTCCCGGCTTGGACTGGTCGAGCGAACGGCGGGAGCGCACCTGACGCGGATCGACCGAGGTGTACTCGACCTGCACGGGTTCGTCCCGCAGCTCGTAGACGCGCCCGTCGTCATAGCGGGCATCGACCTGCATGGCGCCGGTCATCAGCTGCACGATCTTCAGACCGTTGGCGGCCGGCAGCAGGAACTCTTGGTATCCGATGGTGACTACGCACATCGGCCCCGTCTTCTTCGTCGCCATCAGTTTCCCCTGCGGTTGGCATCGACCTGCAGTGCGCTGACCAGGCTGTGGAGCTGGTCGTCGCGCAGCCACTCGACGCGGTTGACGCTGAACATCTTCTTGGCCAGCCCGTGGGCGTAGCTCCACGGCCGCTTCGCGTCCGCAAGAAGCGCGCGCACCTTACGCAGCATTGGCACCTGATCGCAGTTGGCCGGCTCGCCTGGCCAGCGCTTGCGCTGCAGGGCCTTGCGCTCTTCCTTGAACCCCAGGCGGGCGAACTCCCGCAGGACGGCATTGCGCTGCGAGGGATTCATCTCGGCGGAGGATGCGTGGCCGCCGACACGCTGGAGCAGACTGCGGTATGTCTCGTCGTCCAGGCCGAGTTGCTTCTTGGCCAGGTGGATGCGGGCCAGCTGCTGGCGGCGCGGATCGCGGGCGGTGGTCACAGGCACTCCAGTTGCTTCTGCTGGGCGCCGTCGATCCCAGTTTTGAGGTGAGCGTTCTTCCCGGCCACGTAGCCGGCGGCGTGGTCGTTCTCCTTCACTCGGCCCGACTTCCCGATCTGCCTGCCCGCCGTCTCGCGCAGCTCGCCGTTGCGGAACTTGATTGCTTGGTCGATGGCCAGGCCCAGTTCCGGCGGCATGTCGCCTTCAGGCAGCAGGCTGCGGACGGCTCGAATCCAGCCGATGGCGAATGCCTCGCCGCGCGCGTCGCGGTTGGCCCTCTTGCGGATGCGGGAGGTGTGCTTGCCCTTGGCGCCCTGGAGTTGGCGGCGCAGCACTGTGAAGGCATAGGCGGCGATCTGCGCATCGGCGCCCGTCCCGTAGAAGCGAACCGTGGTCTTTCCGCCGACGAAGTTCTTCTGGCGACTGATGATCGCCATGCAGCGGTAGCAGTCCGCCACGACGACGCTCAGCACCACCAGCGATTGCGGAACCATGCCGCCGCGGAACCCGGTGGCGCTGTCCGCCTCGCGGATGTCGTAGCCGTGGGCATCGGCTTCGGTCAGACCGTACTTCTCCATCAGTGCACGCGCCTGGCGCAGGGCCGCGGCAGCTTCGTGCGGGTTGCTCGACTTCGACAGCCGAAGGCACGCCAGCACCTTCCGAATGGCTTGTTCGCGGTTCACGCTGACACCTCCACGATGCTCCAGATCGCCCCGACGCCGTCGGCTGCCTTGCCGTCGTAGCGCGCGTCGAAGCCCGGCTGATAGCCCAGCTCGCGCGCGAGGTTGCGGACGGACATCGAAGACGTGGCTGCCTTGCCGACGGTTCCTTCTCCATAGTCGATAGGGCACGCCTCGAAGCCCGTTTCACCGAGCAGTACGCGCACCTGCAGCAGTTTGGGTCTGGACGCCTCCGCGGCGCTGCCCGGTTCCTTCCTGGTAGCCATTACGGGCCGACCTTCTCGACGAACCGCACGAAGCCAGGGAACCCGTCTACCTCGACCAGCGCCCACTCGAAGATGTGGCTGCGCTCGCGGATGTACTCAACGGCCCGTTGAACGATCTGCAGATGACGCAGGGCCTCGACCGGGGTTTCCGCGAACTGCATGTTCCGACGCAGCTCCTCGGGCAGCGAGTCGCGCAGGGGCTGCGCCTGGGTGGTGCTGTAGATCCAGCACGGTTTTCCGTCCATCTCCACTTCTTGCTGGACCGCGTAGAGCTCGATGTCGCACCGGACCGCATCATCGGCGATGGAAAGCGCCTTGGCGATGACCTCCTGGCTGATCATGACTGCACCTCCTCGATCTTGCTTTCGTGCGGGACGATGGCGAACTCCTCCTTCTGCTTGAAGGTGATCCCCTTGATGGTGTCGGCGACTTCGGCGCGTGCGGCCAGCAGCGCATCCTTGTCCACCTCCTCCTTGGTGCGGATGTACTTCTTCAGGCCCTTGGCCTTGAGCAGCGCGATCACGTCGGCGACCTTCGTGATCGCGACGGACCACGGCGTCAAACGCCACTTCACCTGGCCGGTGGCGAAGTCGTGGAACTTGACCCGTTCCTCACGCGTGAGAGCTGCACGGTTGGCCTCGCACCACAGGTGCACGCCCTTGGTCAGTTCGGAGATTTCCTCGCCGAGCGGCTTCGCGTCGGCGTCGTGGTGTTCCTTGACCTTCGCCATTTCGTCGTTCATCGCGGTTTCGATGCGCAGGCGTTCGCGCTGCAGGCGCCCGAGCTTGGCGATGGCCTCGTTGACTTCGTCGCGGTCGCGCGGAACCCAATGCTCGACGGCGGCGGCTTTGATGCGGGTGGCGGTCTTCTTGCTCATGTTCATTCCTTATCGCTGGTGGTGATGCCCTGCCGCTTGCCGTCGGCGTTGGCTGTTTCGGTGGCGTGCCCTCGCGGAACCAGGGGGCGGTTGAGGCTTCTCGGCCATGCACGGCGCCAGAAGAGCGCGGCGGCGCGAGTGCATTGCAGGTAGCCCTGTATCTGCTGCCAGGTCGGCGGCTTGGGTAGCGACGCAGCCCAGTGCGCGAACTCAAAGGCGCGCTGGAGGCTGGCGTAGCGGCCTTTCTGCGGCGCCATTACTCGACCTCGACGGGCCTGAAGACGCGGTCGAACTGCTCCTGCAGCTTGTCGCGGTACGCGGCGCCGATGGCGGGCACCAGCTCGCCATCCGGCGCGCAGTCCTCGCACACCGGTTCCGTGGTCGCCGTCGGTTGGCCGCAGTACATGCAGACGGTCGCGGTCTTGCCGTTCACAGGCTGGCCCCGACGGCCAAGCCGACAGCGCCGCCCAGGACGAAGCAGCAGATGCAGAGCAAGGCGTAGACCAGGCCGGCGCCCTCGAAGCGCTTGTCGTCGATTCGGCGGTTCATGACTTGGACTCCTCTTCGTGCAGGGGCGTGACGATCACGTGCGGCTTCGGATCGACCTGGACGCGGTACATGACCTGCACCACGTAGCGCGGCTCCTTGTCGCCCTCGGTCTTCTCAGAGGCGACGCGGACCGCTTCGTCCAGCCCGGCGCAGCTGACACCAGCGCTCAACGCGCCGATCTGCTCCTGCTTCAGGACGACGAAATGCGGCTCACACATCGGTGGCCGCCTGCGCCTGCAGGCGCGTCTCGGTCTGCCATTCGACCTGGCAGCCGCGGAACGACGTGGCCATCGTGGTACGCACGACGTTGCCGACGCGGTGCCGGAGCAGCAGGCCGCCGCGCAGGAAGCTGATGTACGTCGGCGGCTCGATGACGATCACCGGCTTCCGGCCGTCCAGCCGAATGCCGGTGGGCGTGAGGTTGTGGTCGCTGAGGTGCTGGACGGCATCCAGCGCGTCCTTCAGCGCGTGGCTGAGGCGGGCGCAGGCCGGGTTAAGCGGTCGGTTCGTGCTCATGGTTTTCCCCTTCGTTGTTGACGGGCAGGCCGAGCTGACCTGCAAGTTCGGGCAGGGCGATGCGGCGCATCGCGTTCTCCTGGCGCAGCGAGGTCAGGGCGCGGCCGCGCAGGAATTCGCAGGTCTCCTGCAGCTCTTCGTCGTTGGCCGCCATGAAGTAGCCGTCGCCCGGCGTCGCGCAGACCGGATGCCCCTGGCCGCGCAGGTGCTCGATGCACGCGCGCAGCTTCCTTTCCGCTGCTGCGCTGGCGTCCTCGACCAGGTAGATCACTAGGGCGGTGGCGGTGATGCCGTTGGCCTTCCCGACGCGGCGCTTCAGCGCGTCGAGGACGGCGTCCGGGGTGATCTGATGCTCTTGCCGGGCGTGCTTCATCATTCGATCTCCTGGAAGGCGTCAAGCGCGACGAAGGCGTTGAACTGCGCGCCGCATACTTCGCAATCGAGGACAAGGTCCATACGGGCCTTGCCTTGCGGGTCGTCGCACGCATTGACCCAGTCCACGTGAGTTACCTCGCCGCAGTCATGGAGGTCCGCGCCGCACTTCGGGCATGGAATCGGCCGGTCGCTCATGCGCGGGACTCCTGGGCGAGCTGCACCAGCTCGCGGACGGTTAAGTCGTCCACCTGCAGGCCGCGGTCGGCGATGCGCTGGATGACGTCGCACTTCTGGCGCAACGGCGCCACGGCCAGGTCGGCGATTGCCGAGGTAGCGGTGATGAAATCAGCTGTGATGCGCGGGATGGTGTTGGTGGCGTCCTGCTTCATGCGTGCTTTCCCCTGAAGTGCTTGCAGGAGGGGCACGCGCGCGCCAGCTGCACGCGGATGTGGTTCGTGGCGGCGAAGTCGCGCCGCTGGTATTCCAGGCAGCGGTTGCGCGGCAGGTCGCCGACGACGGGGCAGTTCACGGAAAGGCCCATGAACACGCCTTCGACCTTCGTTTGAACGGCCTTCAGATCGCCGTTGTACTTTCCGCTCAGCACCTGGTTGATGACCGACGTGCTGTAGCCCAGGCGCTCGGCGACCTTGCGCTGCGAGCTGTTCGGCGCCTTGCAGGCGGCGCGCAGCACTTCCAGCCAGTCGTTGTCCGGGTTGCTCATTTGACCGGGTACTCCGTGTTCGTGTTGAAGTCCCACACGGCTGCGCCCTTGCGCAGGACGGCGGGGCATTGAGGCCCGCTGTTGCGGGCCAGGCGGAACGAGGTTTCTTCGCGGCGCCCGCGGTTTCCGCGGCGCGCTATGAGAAAGCCGGCGCGCACCAGCGTGTTGAGGTAGGAGGCGGTCGTCTTGCGGTTGTCGATCTCGGCCACCGCCAGCAGGTCGCTGACGGTGAAGGCGCGCAGTACGCGCATCGCGTACCACAGGCGGGCCCGCACACAGCGGTCGCCCTTGGACGCCTGGATGAACTTGGCCAGCTCGCTGGGGTGCCGCTTGAAGGCCATGTCAGCGTCCCGCCCCCATGAAGAAGTCAGCGGACTTGGGCCAGTCGGCCGCGCTGACCTTCGACAGGCTGCGCGAACGCGCGAACTGCTCGATGCGGCCGAGGCCGACGACGATCAGCCGGACGGTGCCGCGCGCAGATGCGTGCAGCCTCTGCAGCAGGTCGTCGGTCACGTCCACCTCGGCCAGTTCTCGGGCCAGCGTGCGTGCGTCATCCAGGGTGGATTCCTGGAACTCGACCCACTGGGCGATGCGCCCGGCCAGTTGCTCGCGTGTGCTGATCGTGCGGCGCAGGTTCTGCATGCCGATCAGGATCACCGGCACGCTGGCCAGGTCGTGGATGTCGCGGAGCGTTTCGACCAGGCGCTTTTGATCCGCGATGTAGTCCGCCTCATCGACGAAGAGTGGGCGGTTGGTCTCGGCCAGCTTCTCCACGATGGTTTCGATGGTGCCGACGTTCGTCGGGCGGCGGGCGATGCCCAACTCCTTGCAGATGCTTTCGACCAGGCTGCTCGGCGTGGTGGTGGCCAGCGCGCGCACGAAGACGCCGTGCTGGCGGGTAGCAAGCCACGCGACGGCGGTGGTCTTGCCGTAACCGCTGGCGCCGTAGACCAGGCCCATGCCGGGCATGCCATTGGCGCGGTTGAGCAACGCCTCGCCGGCTTCGGCGAGGCGTGCGACGTTGGAGATCGGGACGATCTTGGAACGCATGCGTTATTCCCCTTGCTGTGCCCGGTGAAGGCGGTCATAGGCGGCGCCGTCGGGCAACAGCGCCGCGTACTCTTCGGTGAGGCCGAAACTGGATGGGCCGAAGTCCTCGAACATCGACCAGCGGCCGAGGAACTCGGCCGATTGCGTGTGGTTCTTCAGGAAGCGGCGCTCGATGTCAGTGCGCTCGGCTTCGGGCTTGAGCAGCATCGCCAGGGCGCGGCGGAAGCGATCCTCGGCCGTCTCGTCCTGGGACTGCTCTTCGCGCATCACCCGGCCGAGGCTCGCCAGTTGCTCAAGCGACACGACCGGGGCCGGCGCTGCGGGCTGCTCGGCAACGTCCAGGGCGATGGCGGCTTCTGCCGCGGCTTCGAGCGCGGGCGTCATGTGGACGACGTTCGGGGCCGGAAGCGCGGTCAGTGCAGCGTTCTGGCGCGCCTTGTGGTCGAGGATTTCGCGGGCGATGTCGCCGACGTTGGCCTTCCGCTTCGCCGCGCGCATCTGCGCCTTGGCTTCCTGCACCGCGGCCGTCTGCTTGGCCTTCGCCTCGATGGCGATCTCGCGGCGGGACACGCCAGCGACTTCGGGGCAATCGGCGATGCAGAGGAACTGCTCGTTGGAGTAGACGATGGCGCGGCCGATGTCTGCGTCGTCGATCCGCACCAGTACCTGCTGACCGATGACGGTCGCCAGTTCGGGGGCGATGTAGTTCAGCCTGTCGAGGCGCAGGCCCTTCTTCGTGACGGTGCACAGGCGGCCTTCGCCCAGGAGCAGGTCGAGCGCGCGCGCGTCGCCGATGCGCGGAACAACGTCGCGCAGCTGCGCGTAGCGCTGGAACGGCGTCTGGCCCTGCAGGCCGTCGTGCTGCTCATGCGCGTAGAAGTCGCGGCACCAGCGGTCGCAGAACTCCTGCAGCTCGGCGGCGGTCAGCTTGATCTCGACCACCGTGTTCTTCTTGAACAGCCTGTCAGCAAAGGACTGGCGCGCGCGGATGGCCTGGGCCTCGGCCACGTTGTGGCCGCTGTAGCCGGGCAGCAGTTCCAGCAGCGAATGGCTGAAGGTGCGGAACGCGCGCTCGATGTTGCCCTTTTCCCAGGGCGAGAACGGCGCGCTGAAGCGCGGCTCGATCTGCAGGCCCGTGAGGAGCTGCGCGAAGCGATTGCTGGCGTAGTCCGAGCCGTTGTCCATCTTGATGGACTCGGGCACGCCCCATTCCAGGATGGCGCGCCGGGTGAGCTGGCTCACCGCTTCCGCGCTGCTGGTCTTGGCGACATGCAGGCGGAAGCCGCGCCAGCCGATGTCGATCACGCCGACCAGCGTGTAGCGGCCATCGACCAACTGCAGGTCGGCCGGCGTGCTGTCCATCATCCACAGCTGGCACGCGCGGGTGATGCCGTCGGACAGGCTGCCGAAGGCCGCCATGTGGCGGTTCTTCCAGGCGTCGGGATTGGTGGCCGCGAGGTAGGCTTCGGCGTTGTCCTGCTTCCAGCGCGCGAGCCAGCGGCGCACATTACTCTCGTCCGGCAGGTTCGGCGAGCCTGGGAAGCGCGCGAGCATGGCTTCGCGCACCAGCTTCGCGCTGATGTGCGGCTTGTCGGCGATCAGGCCGATGACGAAGTCGCGCATGGCCGGATCGGTGTCCAGCTTGCCGCCGCCCTTGCGGTTGCCGTATGCGCCCGCGAGCGCTGCCGGGCCTTGGGCCTTCACCAGCTTCTTCCAGCGGCGCAGGGTGACCGGGTGAACGGTTTCGCCGGCGAACTGGCGAACGTCAGCGGCCACGTCGATCTCGCCGGCGTTGTAGGCCGCGCAGAACTCTTCCAGTGCTGCACATTGACCCAGGCGCCGCGCCTGGGCGTAGGCGCTCAGACGCGCCAGCACGTCGAGCTTGGCCTCCATCCGGGTCTTGGCCACACCGACCAGGCCAGCGGCGGCGCTGGCGCCCTGTTCGCGGCTCCGCTGGGCCACCCGCGCATCGACGGCTTCGCCAATGGACAGGCGACGCGCGAGCGCGGCGCCGGCCTGGTAGTGCGGCGAGACGGCCACCGTGTTGGCCGCGCGCAGGGATTGGCTGCGCCGCAGCGCGGCCTGCACGTCTTCCGGCAGCAGGGCGAGGGAATACAGCCGGCGCTGGCCGCCACGGACAGCCTGCTCGATGAAAGCCCACCCTTCCTTTGCGGCGCGGCGGATGACGCTGGACTTGTTGCGGTTGAGGGCCTCGGCGATCTGCGGCAGATCGAACGACTCCACGGCGCGGTTCCCGTCGGCCATCAGCGGCGCCCCCGGTGCAGGCGCTGAATCCGCTCCAGCTGCTTGATCTCGGCGTTGGCGTCGGCCATTTCGCGCTTGCGGCGGCCAATCTCGGCGTCGATTACGTCGGCGCCCCACAGCACGCGGCCGCCCAGGACGCTGGCATGCCATTCGGCCAGGCTGCGGTTGCCGACGGCCAGCTCGATCAAAGGCGCCTTCCAGAACGGGAGGTTGCACTCCTCGCGCGCAGCAGCGGTGTAGCTGTCCAGCAGTCCCTTGCTGGTCTCGACATCGGCCAGTTCGGACATGCGTGCAGCGATGGCCCAGCGGCTCATGTCGCTGTCCTGGATCATCTGGCTGATGAGCTGCGCGACCGGCGTGCGGAAGTCCATCGACGCGGGCACTTCTGCCAGCGGCTTGGGAATGTTGGTGAAGAGGTCACCGGTCAGGGGGTCGGAGCGGCGTGCGGCCATGCTCAAACGACCCCCTGACCAACGGCCGCACGTGCAGTCGCGCGGGCGGAGGCCAGGCCGGAACCTGCCGCGACGCGGATGACCCGCTCCTGCACTGCCGGGGTTTTCGCGCTATGCCTCGCGGGGCACTCTCCGGCTGATCCCCGCCCGTTTGCCTGGGCCAGGCTGATTTCGATGTGCTCGACGACCAGCTCGACCACCACCAACCCCTCCACGGAAGGGAAGGGCTGGACTGGCTCGGTCGCTTCGATGGTCTCGATCTCCTCAACTTCCAGCCCGTCCACCGAGGGAGGGGCGGAGTCGATGCTCCGTTCGGAGTAGTAGACAGGGGCGGTGTTCATGCGCGGGCTGCCTTTTGTGGATTGCCGCCGCCGGTGGGGGTGCTACCCTTCAAGGGCTTGATGTGAGGCGGGCGTTTGGGTGCGGGGCCAGGCTTCTGGCGCCGATTGGGTACGCCGTTGGCGTCGTAGCGACTCGGCCAGATGGTTTGCGGCTTGACGCCGATGGCGGTGGCGATGATTGCTTCGGCCTTCGGCCACGGCTTGCGGAAAACCTCGCCCAGCGGGGAGCCGTCAGCCGTGTAGCCGTAGTGCAAACCCAGTTGGCGCAGCGACCAGCCAGCCTTATCCAAGGCTGCCTTTACATCAGCGCGGTGCCAGTCCTGCGGGACTGGCTTTTTTGGGCTAACTCCATTTGGCAT